CGTTAAAGGAACCCATCAAAACGACCTTATCTGGCTTTTGATGTCTGGCGCACGCTCAACGCGCACCGCAAGCTTACGTGTAAAACCACCAGTGGTTACGCAAGCCTCACTTTGTTCCTCTTGCCTGAAGGGCAAGAGGGATGAAAAGATGACTGTCCATAACGGTCTACAGATCATTCGGGTTCGGTATGGAATTCCATACGTCGAGCTTCCGGATCTTGATGTTGATCGTTTGGGGAGTTATCTCCAGTACCTTTTATTGCAGGGCAAGGTACGTGCCTCTGTGATTTTTCCGAGATGCCACGGAGAACGTGACTCGGAAGGCTTAGTCCGCCTTAAAAGACTGAGCCGAAAACATCGCTGGGAGTTTGCGCACAGCGTAAACTCTATTAAGCGCAACCTGCCATCGGGTTGCCGGCTCCACGTGCCCTCCGGGCGTTTGAAGTGGGAATCAAACGCCTTCTCTACCCCCCCCCCTCCATCGACTGAGTATCTTTCTTTTGTAAAAAAGGAAGTTACTCGGCTCTTTCCCTCCTGTTGGGATAGGCAGTATGGTTCTTTTGTCAGGAACCACCTACCCAACAGTACGTCTCGATTTGATCGGCGACGTGCTGACCAGATCTGGTCTGGCAGGAGAGAAGAGTTCAGCAGTGCCTGTTTAGAGGAGACGGCCATGCCGTACCCTCAGGGCAGGTACAAAGAAGTACTTTCCGCAGGGAAAGTGCGTCCTTTACTCATCTACGATGAGTATAACGACGTCCTGGCTCCGCTCCACAAAATGCTGTATCGGCATTTGGGGCGCGAGACAGATTGGCTTCTTGTCGGACCTCCGACTGCTGAGAAGATGGCATCTGTTTGTGTTGGGCGTTACCAGACTTCTGTAGATCTGGTTAACGCCACTGACGGACTGTCCCTTAGGGTGACAGAGGTAATCTTGGATTCTCTGTTTTTTGGCACCACCAAGATTCCGAGGTCCGTTCGTAAGCTGGCTTACGAGTCCCTCCACCCTGTGGTGGATGGGAAGATTGTCCAACACGGACAGATGATGGGGTCCTACCTCTCCTTTCCGCTTCTTTGTCTCCACAGTTATCTGGCTGCCCGCTGGGCAGTAAGAGGCTGTGGGGATCACCGAATTTTGGTTAACGGAGATGACTGTGTCATTTCCTCCGACCTTCCGGTTCAGGCCCATCAGTACCCACCCGGGTACTGCCTGAATGACCAAAAGACAATTCGATCTGAGAGTGTAGTGGAGGTCAACTCCACTGCATTTCTAAGAAGCGGAGGTACTTGGCACGAAGTCAAGCACTTAAGGAGAGGTGGGTTTACTACGACCTATGACGGCATGCTGCACGCTGCAGCAGCTTGCCGTGATTCGGTGGCTTGGACTGACGCTTTCGTCCGTTCACGCATAGGTCGCAAGTGGGGCTTCCTTCCCTCCCAACTCGGATTAACCCGTAGATCTCGCGTCGCCTGGCGGCGTGAGACCACTATGAGGAAAGTCAGAGTTTTCAGTGAACTCCCTAGGCTAGACCAGCTAGCTTGTAACCCGCAGTTGGAGTGGGTTAAGGGCGTCCCTGATCCAGACGAAAAGGAGGCCCTTCAGGCTTTCTTTTGGCTCTGGGGGAGGGATGGAGGAAGGAAGAGAGACGTTTTCTCACCTTCTATAGGTGAGATACGCCGGAGTTATAGGTATCGCAAGATACCTATGCGGAGCGCGCTGACTTTTGTCGGTCAGTTGCGCTCGCCCGTCGTTCCGGGAAATGGACGCTCCGATTCGTACTTGGTTCCGACTGAGTATGAGTCAGAGAGGTACTTGGGGAGACTTTGTGCCCTGGAGGCTTTTCGTCGGCTTGCTTGCCCGACTTGAGCACTTCAGAGTTGTCATGGCCCACTCGCTTTCGAGCGTCGCGGGGCGAAGATCTTGTTGATCCTGATGATACCTGACATCCGATTAAGGAATTTACAATACCACTTTCCTCCCTTCGGGCGAGGACCGCCAACTATGGGTAAGCGGTTAAACTGGTTCGGTTCGCAGGTCCCTCATTCAGTGGGTCAAGCAAATGTCATGTGTAAGCACCGCTGACAGCAAGATACTTCGCAGGGAGTGGGGTTATTAAATGCTAGTTTGTGAGGACTAGTGGCCGTGTATGC